TTCAATGTGAATATTGACACATCCATGACCTTTCATCAAATTGATGATTTCTGTTGCATGCTCAAAGTATTGAGCCTTATTTATATAACCGATATAGTTCATATTATCCGTATTTATAAGTAATATTGTCTGCAAAGATAATCATAAACCACTGGATTTAGGTATGAATACCATACATATATGCTATATTACTGCGTTTTAAGACGTATTCTCTGTTTATTGGTTCTATTTTTACCAAGAATAGAACTAATGCTTAAAATATTGAGCAGAAAATTATTCTTTTCAGACTTTACTCCCTACCTTTGTCATTAAAAACAAATAAAACATCAACACCACATGAAGAAAGACCATATTCAGTCTCCAATCCGCAGAGAAAACAGCCATATCATACATCATCTACAGCCGTTTGGTAATATCGTATTACCCTTATTTTCGGTATTACTCATATTACTTGTATTTTCCAGTTGTTCATCATGCTCTGGTGGAGGGAAATACGACTTTCGAACACGCCAAGATGCCATAAACGAGTTTCACCAATACCTATTGAAAGTCCGCTCTATTAGCCATTCCAACACCAAAGACTTTGGTGAGACCTTATGTGAATGGCATGAGATTAGTGACACTGTCTATAAGTTCCTTGCCAAAGACTCAGTTTTCATCAAGCACCATAATGAGGCAAACGACTTTTTTCTTATCAATGACTCCATAAGAACAGAAATGCTTCACCTTACCGAAACATGGAAATACGGCTATGGGGATGTTCTCACAATAAAAGACATGACTTGTTCCTACAAAGAGGACAAAGAACTTCTCGACGCTGTTCACGAAGCAGAACCTTTCTTTAATGCTTTGGACAGTACAAGCATTAGTGTTTGTGATAAAAATTCAATCTTGAAACGTTACCGTTACTTCTTGGGCGAGACCAAGAGGTCTGGAATAAACAACAAGAATGAGCTGCTAAAATTCATGAGCCAAGAAGATTTCTTGTTCCGTTCTTTTCTTGCACACCTATATGAAATGGACAACGAACCTCTGTCCGACATCACAAAAGACACGGAAACCATCTGCCGAAATATATTCCTGGCAGCAAGGGACGGGAAAATATCATCAAAAGATGTAGTCGTTTACATGTCTATGCGCACTGTGAGGCGATTGTTACAGAACTCTGCAGAATGTGTGGAGAATATTAACCGCCTTGAAATGAAAAACAAGGCACAAGGCAACGCCTATCTTTGGATGATAATACAGCCTTTCATCAGCATTGACCAATTTTCTCTTGCCACAATGACCAAGCAGGAACGAAAGAAGTTCAACTATGTCATCTCTCAACTTCCCAAATCAAGAAAGTTTGCTGAGACGTTTGACATCAACTTAAAGGCATTGAACTATCTGTTGCCACAGCAACTACTAAAAATATACGTCTCATCATTTTAACTCCTACTAAGTATGATAACAAAAGAAGTGAACAAGTTTATGGCTTTGGCACCGCTCATGTTGCCAAGGCTCATTGACAGTAAGAAATGTGCGGAACCTGACATAACCGAAGACTCCGCAATACTTTATTTTTCTCTTGAAGAAAAGTTTCCCATTGGGTGTGTTATGGATATGCTTGACGATGATATGGACTTACTTTTACTGTATCATGGTACAAGTAAAACAGCTTCCAATATACATCATTGTTGTTTCTTTGCCAGTCCTAAATTGGGTCAAAGTATGTACAAGGTCAATATGGTGTCACAGCCTAACGGCTTTATTGATGGAATATCCGTAACCATATACGACTCTATCGATGTTTGGGAGGACGAGCTTGAAAGTGATCTTCTTTCACACGAGGCATCTTTTGACTTTATTGAAGCCATGACAGCAGCTAAACTCCTTTCTGTATTCTGCAAAATGAACTATGATGGCTGAACTACTATATAAGATAGCCGACATCATCAATGCCAACAGCAAGGTATATCGTGCTGTTGTTCCTGAAGCAAGGCATGACTATATGATGCACGAGAACGGAAAACTTGTGAAATCATCATGTCTTGTTCTTCGCATCATGTTATCTGGCAAAGTAAAGTACCATATATCCAGAACGGTCTGGAACATATATGAGTATGACATAGCCAAAATCATAAAGAAAATATGCAGAAGAGACGGTGCTTTTGCAGAACGCATTGCAAAATGTGAACCTACAATACACGATGTTGAACTGATTATTCGCAGAGCATCGTTTAAGTCTCTGAAGCTTAAAATTTCAAATTCTCCATTCTATCTGTATGTTGGTGATGACGTATAGATATTTCCAAGTAATACGGTATTACTCATATTATTCAAATAAAAATGACGTACTTAAAGATTGCAATATTCTTAGCATTTTCTCTGTTTTTGTTCTTGTTTCCTGCAAGGCTATACACTAACAGAAAATTCAGAAGAGCATGGCTCGGTATGGCTTACTCAGAAAACTTCAGGTTGTTCACGGCACAATTGCTGTGTCTTGCACTTATCTTGTTTCACCTGGTGTATTACGCTTTGTTCCCTTTGGAGAAAGCCATCATGCTTTCATCAATCTATGTATTCTTCTCGCTTGCTTCTAAGAAGAACATGATACTGCTTCAGACAATAAGAAAGTCACACATGATTGTTATGGTTCTTGCCTTCACTACCATTGTACTTTCGTTTATTCCACATCTGCTTTCGGTGGCAGTAACCTTAGCGTTTATTCTTGAAGCTGCCTGTTGTTTCCCTTCCAAAGTAAAACATTGTAAAGGTAAAACTCAAAAAGCTCATGGGGAACCTACCGATACTGAACAAATAAAAATGTTGCCTCTTTCTTAAAAACTGCATTTATGAAAAAGAATACCCATTCGCTTAATTGGCTTGCTCTTGGTGCTGAATTGATAGACTGCCTGAGATCAAAAGGCAATCATCGTCTTACACGATACGATGCCTTCGTCTGGATGATGGAACATATACAAAAAGGTGTTGCCGTTAGAGATGCAGATGGTGTTGTCGTAAACTCGGCACCTTATTCCGCTTCTTACAAACGCCTTGCGGAAGATTGGAATTGGGAGCGTCATACCGTTCAATCATTCATCGAAGAACTTACGGCTTTGTCGGTCATCACTTCTAAACGACAGGGAAATGTTTATGTCTTTTTCATCGGCAAGAAGTCATACAAACAGCTCGTCTTATGACTTCACATTCCCTATCATTTCATCTCAGAACGATAGCAATGCAACAATCAAATGCGTTCTTCAAAATCTCTGCGAGCTTGCTTGCTGCAATTCAAAAACGACTTGCGCCATCGACTCGTTAAGCAACGATTTTTCAAATCGGTAAGCCTAATTACCGGTTTTGTAAAAACCGTATTAGGCTGCCACTCCAAAAGGAGTTCCTCGGCTGTGTGCCTTCGTGGAGCAAGCTCTGGCAGGGTAATGGTACTTGAAACTTAAAAACAAAGAATATGGCAGGAAGAAAACAGGTCATGGATATGCGCTCCACAACCAGTGGAGTGAGTGTGCAGGAGAGTGACGAACAACAACGAAACTGGACAAAACAGCATTGGGAGAAGAAAGCCAAAGACAGCCTTTCCAACTATGATCCGACACGTGCTAAACTTAATTTTGAGGTTGTAAAGGGTGGCATCATTCAACCGATAGACACCTCAAAGACAATAGCGGAAAAGATGGCGGAGAACTTGGCTGCAAGGGGTATCAAAGACCCAAACGCACGTCCCAACGCTGTGATGAAAAGACGGACTGTTGCCCAGTTTATCTTTGGAGGCAATCGTGAGCGCATGCACGAACTTGCTTTTGGCAACCAAACAGTGGACTTGACAAAGGGTGCTGATAACTCTTCAATAGTCCGCTGCAAAGACATAGAAGAATGGGCAAAGGATGTATACTCATTCATGGCAAAGCGATTTGGCGAGGACAACATCATCAGCTTCTATGTCCACCTTGATGAGAAAAATCCACATTGTCATTGTACGTTGGTACCAGTAGATCCCGTGAAGAATCGCATTTCATGGAAAAGTGTATTTGGTGATGGCAGAGAAGCAGAATCTGCTAATATGACCAAGCTTCATAGTGAATTGCAGGAGGCTGTAAGTGAGAAATGGGGATTGGAACGTGGTAGCAATATGGAGGAAACAAGGGCAAAGCATCGTTCCACAGAGGAATACAAACGTGAACTTGTGTCAGAAGTATGTAATCTCCAGTCTACGAGGGAAGACTTGTTGAAGCAAATTCACCGTGCAGAAATCAAACTGAAAGGTATCTCTACCATGATAGCCAATCTGCAAGCCCGAAAAGATGATATACAAACGCAGATTGACCAAATAGCCCAGCAGCTTGGTCAATCCGGTGCTGACAATGACGAATTGGCTAACAAGATTGCTCTGTTACGCAAGGAGATGGAAGGTATAGACGAGAAGTTGGCAGCAAGATACAAGATGCTTGACGATGCCAATGATACGATCAACGAAGCGAAAGCCAGACTTGCGGAAATGAGGGAAGAACATCGTGAAATGCTTAAAAGTCTTGGTGAGGACAATGATTTGAAAGCTACGGCAATTCAGAAAAACATTCTTTGGACTTACAACAAGATGCTGACAAATTCCATAGAGCCACTTATCCCTTCTTTATCAGACCGCCAACAAGAAATCCTTGACGACTCGGGATATAATGACCTTACAACAAACACTGACAATATAATCAACTGTGCTATGCTCCTGGTTCTCGGCTATATCCGTGAGGCAACTACTTATGCCCAATCTTGTGGCGGAGGCAGCTCACCAGGTACTGGTTGGGGACGTGACAAGGATGAAGATGATGAACATTGGTGGCGGCGCTGCATTGCTCAATCGGCTGCAATGATGCGTCCTGCGACACATAAGCGAAAGCGAGGACGGTAAATATTAGTAATACGAGTAATATGAGTAATAAATGGTAATCATTACCAGTTAAATTTGATCATTAAATTCTTCATTTATGAACAACAACACTACTGTCCCGTTAAAGTGAACTAATCGCTCTTTGAATTAATTGAAATCAGTCCTTTCGAATAGATCAACGAGTGGTGTTTTATCCATAAGAGTGATATAACATTGTTAGATACAGTCCACCAGTATCACTATTAATATGTTAATCTTTTTAAAAAATATATTGTCTAACTAATATTTATTATATTTGCACCCAATAAATTAAAAAACAAAAACAAATGAAAGTCAACTCGTTATTAACAAAGTTATTTTTGATTGGATTTATCTTATTATCTGCAAGTTGTACTTCAGATGATACAGAAGATTTTGCCTCTAATAGCAGTGCTATATCATCATCTAATAATCAACAAACAGCAATTGAAGCTAAAAATGGTGGAAAAATTACTTCCAACCAGATAAGAACAAGAGCAATTTCAAATTCTGATATTATCACATACACAGGAAGCACTAATAGATCTGCCATGGTGTTTAAGCAGAAGGTGTTACTGCACCAAAGTATTACTGGAGTCACTGGAGTTTATTTTTGTGATATTTATAATGTTGTAGGTAAACTTCCTTATCCATCAACAGGAAGATATCGTAGTGTCATAGACAATGAATGTGGGTATTATATTCCCTCCATTGGTTACACTTCAAAAAAACTAACAAGAGCAACTACAGTTGCGGAAGATCCACTTACTGGAGAAATTACATTAACGACATCTTTCATATATGTAAGATACGATGCTATAGGACGAGAATACAATCAATGGTATCCATACAACCCAAACAAGGCAGTTTTGAAATATCAATGGGATCATTAAGATTATTTTTATCTACATTTTTTCTTTTTATATTAGAATATTCCTCTTTTGCGCAGGTTTCTATAACCCCGAAAATAGGAATATCCTTTTCCACGTTCCGAAATATGAATTTAGAATTAGATAATAATTTAATTCTAAATAGCAATAACTTAATGTCTTTTACGTTCGGTTCAGATGTTGAATACAAGAAAAAAGAAAATGCATTGATTACAAATTTATCCTATATAGAAAAAGGAGGAAATTTCCATCATCCACTATACTGTGATTTAAACTATCGACAAAAAGAAATAGACTTCTCTTTTATCTACAAAAGATATTTTGTAGAACATATAGCTATATATACAGGAATTACTTTAGGAGTTAGTATGTCTTCTAAAATAAAAGGAAATGAAATTTTTCGAACTGAAAATATTGCTATAAATGAAAATATAAAGAGTAAAACTAATAATACAAACTATTCCATTCCTTTAGGAGTAGAAATCAATTTTTATAATTTAATTCTTAATATTCAATACTCTTATGGTATTACAGATATATTAAAGGAACAAAGATATAAAAACTCCAAAAACTCCACAATATTATTAACTTTTGGAAAGAAAATAATTATGTGAACTACCCACAAGATAAAGACTTAGGGGTATCTATCTGATAATCTGAGTTCGGGATAAGCGACAGTCGTTTTTCTTGTTATGCCATATTTCCGATAGGTGCATATTACATTTGCCCTCCAAATAATATGGATGGCAAAATGCAGAATTGTAAAGTCCAAATGAAGTTTACTTTATAACAGCAAGCTGTCCGTCAACATTCTCTATGCAATAGTCAATGTTGACGGATTGCTTCTTTTCAAAGAAGCTATACGCCGCCAAAACAGAAAGGACATTCATTACGAAATTGAACACGCTACGATGTCTTGAATGTACAAGTTGTGCAACATTCTTAAGTTCGTCATTGATGGTTTCTATGACAGATCTTTTGCGCAACAGTATCTTGTCATACAATGGCATGAGCTTGTTTTTCATATTGCATGGAGACAATATATTCTATAAGGTGAAGGATGTCTATAATATCATTTTGCTTGATTCATTTGACAATGAACCTAAAAGATAGGAGATAGCAAGAACTATACTCTGAAGAAGAAAGGATAAAAAAGAATGTACGGTCGATGGGTCGAAAGCTGCAAACATTGAACGCGAAACGTACACTTCGCTCTTTTCTTCCCCTGCGTCCATTATCAGCCCGCGCGTCCACCGCCATAAGTGGCCATAGCCTGCGTGCATAAGACCGAAGAAACAAGGCACCTTGAAAGTCTTGTATGTGCCGCCGCTTGCGTCGGGTAGGTTATAGTCCACCAGACAAACGCCGTCGCCTGCCTCCAGCCCCACACTGGTAGGAACTACGGGGAAATATCCGTTATAGTTGCCCCAGTCTGGCATGTCCGTCACACCTGTGCCAAAACCGCCCTGATAAAGGCCGTTTGCGTCTTTCTCTGCATTAAACGCTGCCTGACTGTTCTGCGTTCCCATGATTACCTCAAAGAGGAACTGCACCACGAACTGAGCCACAAACCAGTTTGCCTCCCAGCCCTCGCCGCGTTTACGGGCGTATGTGCCGAAGTTCGTTGTGCTGATGTTCGTTGCCGCCATGCCTAACATGGTGAGCTGTGCAGCGTCCTCCGCAGGTGCTTTGGTGTAGCTGGCTGCTTTCAGTGCCGAGCCGCTGCCGCCACGGAAACGCTCAGCGTTGCTAATCACGCTGCAAAGCATTTGGTTTGTTCTGTCCATAACGCCCGCACCAACCCAGCTTGTGCCGCCTGCGGGTATGCGGATGCTTACGCCGTTGCCCACGGGCTTATTGAATGTGACGCACTTCACCAGCGCACCGCCCTCATAGAATATATTGGCGATGAAGCTGTTCCAGCACCACATGCACTGACCCTGCGAACCGTCGAGAGCGGCGGGGCTGCCGTCGTCATACTTTGTGGTGGCCGTCGGGTCGAGCTTGCGCTTCTTGCGGTCGTCCGTCACGAGGTAGCGGCCAAGCCCCAACTTTGCGGGCAGGTCACGCAATGCCTGAAGGCTGCCGTAGTGGCCTGCCGCCGTAGGTGTGGCGTTTGACGTGTTCCAATAGCGGCCAGCTACGGGGTTGCCTGCCTGTTCCACAGCTTCGGCCAGCTCCATGCTGTGCGTTTCGCCTGTCTCGTCCATTACTTCGATGCGCATGTCCTTTAGCGCGCCCTTTGCAGCGTCCAGTTCATTGATACGCTTGCCGTTCTGAAAGGCTGCCAGCATAGCCACCACGCCTTTCTCTTGTTCTGCTGTTAATGCCATAAATTCGTATATATGTTATGTTAAACGTATGTTGCCGTCCTTGTCAAGTCTTATGCCGCCGCTGGTCAGTCTGATGCGGGGCGGCACGACTTCAACCCTGATGGTCTTGTAGTATTTTGTCCCCTGTGTAGGGATAACATGCACGCGGGTGATGCCCGTCTCACGCGCTTGTATCTCTCCGTCTGGCTCAATTTCTACGCTCTGCCCGTCCGTCTGATATATGACGTTCTGAGCGCAGCCGTCGGGTTTTACTTTTGGCTTGATATACTGCCGTACAGGATTGCCCAGCGTCACGGTGTCGGGTGCTTCCACCTTTAGACCGTTCGGCACGCCCTGCACAACCTGCTCCGCCCTCGCTATGGCAAGCTCCATTTCCGCGCGTGTCGCCTCCAGTCTTTCGGCGGCTGTCGCGGCCTGCTGTCCTGCCGTGTTGGCGTAGGTCGTGGCAGTCTTGCTTGCGTCGGTCGCGTCGATGCTCTCAGCTGTGGCCGTCTTTGCCTTTGCGGTGGCCGCGTCTGCGTCTGTGGTCGCCTGCTTTGCCTTTGCGGTGGCCTTGGTGGACTCAGCTGTGGCGGCGGTGGCCTTGGCGGTCGCGTCGGTAGCTGCCGTTGTCGCCTTTTTGCTTTCCGCCGTAGCGGAGGCGGCTTCTCCCGTCGCAGCCTTTGCCGCGTCAGTAGCGGTGGTGGCGGCTGTGGTGGCGGCCTTTGCGTTATTTACGGCTGCTTCGTTCTTCCGCTGTGCTACCTCTATGAACTTCCGAACATTATTGTCAGCACGTTCTGCGGCCTCTGTCGCGGGTTTTTGCAGCACTATGATGTCAGCAGCCGTAAAATCCTCCCACGTGAACTTGTAGCCCCTTGTGTAGGCTGCCACGCAGTCGCTCTCTACCACGCCCTCCGTGTCGCCCATTTTGTCCCACAGCCATATATGCAAGCTTTCGGGATAATACACATTTTGTTCACCGTTTTCAAACAGGGCATTATCCAAAGCGAGGTGCAGTTCATGGTGCAGCTCTCCCTCGCCGAGGCCGTGGTCTTTGAATATCACCAGCAACCCGTCACCGTCTGGCACGCAGCCAGTGTACACGCCGTCCTTCCTTGTCGCCTTTACTGAGTGGCTGCCCACCCAGTAGCGCAACTCAAAGTCCACGTCGGGCAGTGCCACGACCTTGCCCGTGCCGTCACGGAAACGCTCACGGATAACAAAGTCGCTCTTGTAGTTGATGTGTCTTGTCTCCATTATGTCAGCCTTATGTTACCGCTGCCGTCCAGCCTCATGCCGCCGTTTGTCAGTCTGATGCGTGGCGGCACTACCGCGATGGTCAGCGTCTTGTAAATACTCGTTTTCACGGTGGCCACCACATTAACCCTGCCCACTCCCTCCTTCAGCGGGACGATGCAGCCGTCTGGTGTCACCTCCAGCACTCCGTCGCCGCCGATGAAAAGCAGCGAACCGATGCCAAAGGCGGGCAGTGCCCTTGCGCCGATGCGAGGGCGTTGCTGGTTGCCAAGCGTCACCTCCTTTGGGCAGTCGTTCACTTCCAGACGTGTGGGGGCTGACACGTTCTGAGTGCTCAGCAGCCCCACGAGGTTGTCAACCAGCGCACGTGTGGCCTCGCTCTTTTGTGTTTCGGCTGCCGCTGCCTTGGCCGCAGCGTCCACACCAGCAAGGCGGTTGTCTATGTCGTTGGTGATTTCCTGCACGTTGGTGTCGAAAAACAATGCCAGAGCGTCACGCACGTTGCCGCACGCCGTGATAAGGTCGGCAAACAGACTGCCCACCATTTCCACAGTCACGCTCTTTGTCACCACAGCGTCGCGTATGTCACGCGCCCGCTTTTCCAGTGCGGAGGTGTCTATCTCCGCCACCTTGTTTTCTGTCAGTTTTACCATTATGCAAATGTATCGTCAAATTGGTTGCAGAATATGCGGGCGAGCGTCTGCCCGCTCTCGCTTGTCACGTCCTTGCCCTCACTGAGCAGCTGTTGTACTTTCTTGATGCGGTTCACCTCTATGGTGTCGGCGGCGGTGTCCTTTCTGATGTGGGTGCCGCTGTCGAACTGTGAGCCGATGCCTGAGAGCTGCCAGCCCTTTACCTGCGTCGCCTCGTCCACGATGAGCCAGTCGCGCCATGGGCGTGGCGGTATGATGCAGCCGCCTATATATCTGGCGGTGGCTTGCAGCAGGGCGTTTGTCTCCTTGGCCGATATGTCGGTCGCTGGCTCTATGCCTTGCGCCGCGTATGTCTTTTGCACCTGAGCGTCCACAGTGTCGGCCAGCTCCCAGTCGAGCGTCTGCCCGTCCTCCAGCCGCGCCGTGATGCTGATGCCGTTGCGCTCTGCCAGCGCGAAGATGCCCTCCACGCCGCCCAGATATTCCACGGCGATGTCCGCGAGGCTCTGTCTGTCCTTTACTGCTATCTGCATGGTGTCTTTATTTTATGTTTACCGTGCCGTCTGCGTCCACCGTTATGCGGGTGATGTCCACGCCTGCGGCCTTTATCATTTTCTTTGTCTCCTGCGGCCAGAACACGTCACGCTGCCCGCCCAGCATCTGACGCACCGCCGCACCTATAAGAGGGCGTTCCTTGAACTCGCCGCGCTGTGCCAGCAGCACCGCCTCGATGGTCTGAGCGTCGCAGTCGGTAACTACTGCCGACTTGCGCTCCACAAGCAGGTCGCCCGTCTCTATGTCTGTTTGCAGTCCTTTCATTGCTTCACCTTTTCATTCTCGTAGTCACCGCGCTTGCTCTCAGTAAGTCGGCTTCCTGCCCAGCTTGCCACGCCAGTCTTCAGCTTCGCGCCGCCGTCCTGCGGTACGGGTGTCCAGCTCGTGAAAGCCTGCTTGAGCTTGTTTATGTCCTTTTCTATGAGGTTCAGCCGCGTGGTGATGTCTTCCACCTTTACCATGCCGCCGAGCTTTCCGCCGTTCATGGTCACTCCGTTCTCGTCCACCACCACGCTGGCGGTGTCCGTGTCCTTGATGACCACCTGCACCTCCTCGATGTCGTCGCACAGTATTACCATGCCCGCCGCACCGTCGGCCACATAGCCTACCATTACAAAGCTGTCCTTGCGTGGTATCTGTACCACACCCACCGTACTGCCTTGGTTGGCTTGCAGGTTCACACCCAGCAGCGGCGCGTCCTCATTGAGCGGCTGCACGTCCACGGTGCGGGCTTCCTTGTCAACTGCCGTAACGGTGCCGACCGTGAAGCCTGTGCCGTTTCCGCCTTGCGTGGCGAGCTGCTTTATCATTGTCGCGATGTTCATGCTTTTACTCTGCTACTCTCTGCCCTAACGTTATTTCTTGCCGATAACCGCCAGAGCCGTATTTAATGACATTCTTTTTTACTTGATATATACCCATTGGCGTGCCGTCTATCTTGATGCCCACCGTGTCGAGTTTGTCTGCCAGCTTGTAGCCGAATGTCGTCAGGCTGCCCTTGAGGCCGTCGCGTTTCAGGCGTTTAATCTCCTGCTCCGCCCATGCCTTTAGCTGGCTTTCGGTCTTGTTGTAGGTGGTGAGCGTGCGGCGTTCTCCGTCTGCGTCGCCTACCTCCACTTTTATTTTCTTGTTGTCGGGCATGATGCTCACGGCTTTCACGTTCAGCCGCATGGTGTCGGCTTTCTGCTGCTCGAGGCTCTGGTCGTTTATGATGTTCACGCCTGTTGCGAACACCTGCGTGGCGTTTGTACCATGGTCGAAAATTACACCAGCGTAAAGTACAGGCTTCCCGTCCTCATAGCGGAAGAATGAGCGGATGCCGCTTTCTTGCAGTTTGCCCAGCAGACTGGCCACGGTGTCGGATGTCACACGGTATGCGCCTAAAGTCTGCTCGCCCATGACCTTGATGTCGGCAAGCCCCTGGTCTTTCAGCAGCTGTTCCACGGTCACGCTCTTGTATGCCTTTTTGACGGCTGGCATTTGTTTTAGCCTGAACATTTCATCCTCGCAGTCAAACACCACGGGCGTTTTGAACCCTACCTCCTTTATATAGCCGACAAAGGCCAGTTCATTGCTGTCGTCGTAGCCGAGCCACACCTTTACAGCGTCGCCGCGTTTTACGGGGATTTCCGTCTCACCGTCCCACTTTAATTTTTTGGGCAGGGTGATTTTGCAGAGGTCGGTCAGCTTTTCCGTGTCACGGGTGATTTCCACCTCCGTGACAAAATCGAGCTGCCATGTCTTTGCACCCGTTATCTCTATTTTTGCCGTCAGTCTGTACATGGTTCAAATACCGTTTAATGGGTTGTTAAATGCCGTTTAACCGTTTATTTATATTCGGTGCTGTACACGTTATAGTCTCCGTCCGAAAGCAGGGACAATTCTATGGGCTGGTAGTTGCTTTCCGTCGCCTGTGTTACTGAAAAGTTCTGCACCACCACTTTGCTGATGTCGAAAAGTTCCAGAAACTCTGAATGTACATATATGGTTTCTTTCACGTCGAAGAACTGCCGCAGCTGCGTGATGCCGTCGGATGGGTATTCGTCCACGATTTTGCCGTCTCTGAGTGCCTGCACGCCCACTATGAGGTTGATGCCATAGTCGCCGTCGTTGATATATTCCTTTACCGTGCCGTCCATACCCACCAGCGGCGTGGTAACGATGTTCTTGTGCTTGGATATGGCGGCTATCGCGTCGTTGATGGTCAGCTCTTCGCCGCTCTCTTTCCTGAATGTGAGTTCACAAAGCGCGTAGCGGTCAGCCCAGAAGCTCTTGTCTGTATAGGGGCTTGCCACCTCTGCCGCCTCTATGTTACCGCCTGCACCGTCCCAGTTAGGCGATGCGGTTGTGCGCGATGGCTTGAAGCGGTAGAGGTAGCCTTTTAACTGTGTTGCGGCGGATGCGGCCACAAATTTGAAACTGATTGGTAACATTTGCTTTTACTCCATTGCTAAGTTCGTATCGTTGAGGGCAGAAAGCAGGGCTTGCGCCACAACGTCCTTCACTCGTTCCGCGCTTTCTTGCAGGTTCGCGGTGTGTATCTCCAGACGCTCCACGAGTTTGTCCACATGGATGCTCACATTCTTTATCTTGCCGCCGCTGTCGCTGCTGCCGCCCGTCTTCTTGCTGGCAGTTGCGCCTGCCGTGCCACTTGTCACGTCTGGTACGGTCGGGGTGGGTACTTCGGGAATGGTCACGCCTGCTGTGGCTGCCGACTTGCCCTGTTTCTTGGTGCTCTTTTTGGCATTGCTTTTCTCGCCTGCTTTCATTTCTGCGGTGTATGCGTCGTTGAAAGCCTTGCCCACTTCCTTGCCGTAGTCGCCGTATGCGCCTTTCAGTTTGTTCAGTGCTGCCGTGATGCCGCCAGCGTCGAGCTTGAAAGCTGCCTTTATAAGGTCGCCTATCGCCCCGAAGGTCTGCTTGGCCAGATTGCCGATACCTGAGAAAACGGCTTTGAAAGCCGCCCACAGTCCTTTCAGTACCGCACGGAACTTCACCGAGGTATTCCAGAAGTAAACGCCCACGGCGATGAGCGCGGCGATGGCCGCAGCTATCCAGCCTATTATCGGGATGTTCATTATGGCAATACTCACAGCCCTGCACGCAGAGACTGCCGAGAGCTTGAACGCGCCGAAGCTTACCGAGGCGATGCCTGCAAAGGTGGCGGATGCACCGCCTGTGGTGATAAGAGAAAGCAGGAATGCACCCAATGCCTTGATGCCCGACCAGATGCCTGCCGTAGAGAAACGGAGCAGGGCTATGGTGCAGCGGCCTATGTTCCCGATGAAGCCCAAAGATATGCCGTTGGCCAAAGCCGTGCGGCTGCCCATAAGCGTGATGCTTATTGCTGCCGTGCGTGCCATGGTGGCGACATTTCTAAGATAGGTCGCGTATTTCAGACCGACAACCCATTTTATCGCCGTACCCATACCCATAATGGCAGGCATTACCTGTGAAATGGGAACAAGTACGCCAGCGAGAACACCGATATAGGCGGTAAAACCGCCAGTAAGTTGCGTAAAACTGATTTTCAAGTCCTCAATCTGCTGGCGGAAACGGGCGCGTTTCTCTGCCGTGCTTTCCATAACGGTGGCGGCCTGCTCCTCTGCGCTGTTTGTGCCCGTTACGGCTTTGGTAAACTGTCCCAGCTGCTCAGTACCCTGCACGAGGGCGCGCGCCGCGTTGGCGTTCTCCATGCCGAACAGCTTGCTGAACAGTGCCGAGTCGTTAAGCACTGGCTTCAACAGTTCGAGCCGCTCTTTCAGGCTCTTGCTCTTGTCACCTAAAGCCAGTACGTCGATGCCTGCCCGTTCCAGTTCCTCGCGTGTGTCCTTGGGCAGAAAGCGGCCTTGTGAGAGTATCGAGAGGGTGTTGCGCAAAGCCACACCGCCCTCGCTGCCTTTCTTGCCTGCCTTGTCGAGCACCTGAATGGCTGCGTTCGTTTCCTCAAAGCTCACGTTTGCTGCCTTTGATGCCATACCGCATTGTTCCAGCGCAGCCTTGATAGCTGGAAGCTCCGCACTGCCCGCCTGTCCTGCCGCTGCCATGACATTCATCATTTCCGCCATTTTTCGGCTCGCCTCCATAGGGTCGGCGAGGCTCACACCGTACTGGTTCATGGCTGTGGTCAACACTTCGGCGGCTGCCGTTCCGTCATTGCCCATTAACTTGCTGGTCGTCTGGATAGCGTCGCCCATGGCTTTGAGTGCTGCGGGGCATTTGCCAAGTTCAGGCGAGAGTTGGGAAAGGATTAGTTTGTAGCCTTGTACAGCTACGCTTGCATCCGTACCGAAAGCCTTTGCCGAGCTTCTTGCGTACCCCTCTATTATTTTCAGTCCCTCACCTGTCACACCAGCCACAGCCGAAAGGTCGTGCATCTGACTGTCGAGAGTTACCGCGCCCTGTCCTATGCTGTTGAATACGCCTGCGAGTTTTTGGATGCCGCTTGATGCCAAATCGAACTTTGCGAAACTTCCTGCGAGTTTGTCAATAACACCAAGTGACCCGCTCACCTGAGCGGTAAAGTCGCCCGTTGCGCGTGACATATTGTTAATGGCAGAGGAATAGTTGCCGTTTACGTTAAAATTGTACTCAAAGTTTTGCATAATCCAATTTATTACACTACATTTGCCGCAGTGTTAAACATTACAATATGATAGAGGCTATATTTTTATTTTTCGTCAAGGTGCTGGTGGTGCTATTTTGCATCGTCGTAACACTTGCGCCCATAGTTGTGGCCTTTATGTTCTGCTATGGTCTTTACAAAGACCTTTTTTGCTCACCGAACAAAGCCAAAAGCACGCGCGATAAAATCTCAGCGTGATTTTTCATCCTCATTTCTTCCAGCCACAAAGCCTCTGCGTACCATTGTGCGAAGTCGTCGCCGCTCCCTGCCGTCGGGTCGATGTGTAGATTTGAACGGATGAGCGCACAGGCTTTTATAAACCCGTCCTTGTCTTCCTCACCCTCTGGCACGTCAACCCTCAGCAGGTGCGACGTTATACGTTTTTTAGGCTGGCGGCTGCTCCCATCAGCATGGTGTTGAGCTGTGCCATGGTAGGCACGAACAGAACAGGGTCGGTGCGCATGAACTCGCTACCGCCGAGCCAGCATCCGTCAAAGAGGATTGTGCCAGCCTTTGCCTCGTCTGTCTTCGCCACCTTGGTACTGGCGGCCATTACCTCCATGCTTGGGCGTTTGAAGTAACCGACATGCTTTTCGCCGTCGTCTTCCACCTCAATGCGTGCGACCTTACGGTGCTGACCTTTCCAGAGTTTTATCTGCTGCTCAGTAACGCCGCCGTCAAATACCTGTATTTCTGTTTTCTTTTCTGCCATAGTCTTAATGGTGTTTAATCTGTTGTTTAATACTGTTTAAGCGTTTATTACTTGTTATGCCATTCGATGTGCGACATAACGAGGTCGAGGTCAACTGTCTTGCCTGTGTCGCCCTCTGACCAGCCGCGCCCGTTCTTCTTGAAAAGGCAGTTGCGCAGCTTGTCTATAACGGGCAGACCTTGTGCAGGCAGATAGCTCACCACAATGTTAAAGGGGGCGATGTCCTGCAACCTGCCGCTTGGGGCTTGTCGCTGTATGGCCACGACCTCCTCGTGGTAGAGCGTTATTTTTCCCGTGCAGGTGATGCGTCCCTTGCCGTAGCCAACGGGGTAACGGCCTGCACCATATTTCGGGTCGACCTGCTGCTCGTCGTTGTACTCCACGCCTGTAATGCCCGTAATTGGCACGCCTGCGATTGTCACCACGATGTCAGCCCAGCCCACCAACTCGCCGTTTACATACGGCATACCGTTCTGTATCTGTACTTTCATTATTCAAGTGATTTCACAAAACCGATTTTTACTTTGAACTTTCTCACCACACCCACAGGCACGTTCTTGATAGTCACCTCGATGGTGCCTGTGCTCAGCACGTCCTGCTCCGCGTCTATCTCTGCTTTGTAGCCGCTCAGCTCGCCTGCCTTTTCCATTTCCTCCAGCGGTATGTTGGCCGTTGTCTCAAGGTGGCTTACGGTGTAGCTTTGCAGCTTGCCCGTGTCAGGGTCGATATACACGTTGCCGCCCAGTTCGGGGGTCAGGTAGGTGCGAATGCCGCGCACGGCCTTGTCCATGGTGCGCACACTTTCGATGGCGGCATAGTCGCTGGTGGGGCTGTCCATGGTGTGACTGTCATTCCAGTAGCTGCCAGCCACGCCCACCACGTTGTTAAGGAACAGATAGCGGTTTGTGTCGAGCTTCTCCAGCTCGCCCTTGTCTATGGTGCGTACCAGCGTGCCGTCTCCGAGTGCTGGCATACTGATACCAGACGGAAAGTTCTTGACCCATGCGATACACTGGTGTACGGCTGCCTTCGAGAGTGTGCCGAGTGCCACGCCGATGGCCGACACGGTGGCCTTGGTCTTGTTGTCCTTGCTCTTGTAGAGTTCCGCGCCCGTGCCGCTGCCTGCCTGAGCAATAACCACGCTTACACGCGGGTTGTTTGTTGCGAGGTTGTTGGGTAGGTTCTTGTAGTTGCTCACCAGTGGCGCGTAAAGCGTCGAGAACGGTGCATTCTCCGTATCGAGACTGTCGGCCACAGCCTCCAGCTTCACGATATTGTCAGCTGTCGGTGCGGTGTCGCCGTTCCAGATGGCCATTTGTCGGATGGCTCCCTCCGCATAGTTCTGCACCGTTTTCATTTCCTGAAATGTCATGCTCTCTGGTTTTGAGAACAGACCCATGTAAAGCGTGATGCTTGGATTTATGCGGAACACCTCTTCGAGCTGGTAGTGCAGCATCTTCACGCTCCATGCCGTTGCGTCTGCTGTAATGCCCAGTTCTTCGGCCTTGTCTATGGTGCTGACGGCTTGCACTGGCTCCGCCTTGAAAGCGGCGGGAATGTCGGCTTCCAGCAGATAGGCCACAAATCCGCTCACATGGTCTTGGCCGTTTTGTGACTTCGGCACGTTACCATTCTGGCGCACGATTGTTAAACTTGTTGCCATTGTTATTTACTTTTGTTTCGTTTATATTTGATGATGCCCACGGCTGCGCCTGTGACAAGCAGGACGCACAGTAGCCCGCATTTCCATGAAGTGAATATCGTGTGTGCGGGCTTTACTGTCTCTTTTGTCTTGCTGTCGCTTGTGGTGGCCTTGGTACCCTTGTCAGTGGTCAGCCGTTCCACTTCGGTATCGGTGCGCTGCTGGCTTTGTTCCGCAGTGCTGTCCTTGCTCTGCACGTTCTTTCGGTGCTTTACCTTGACTTTCACGGGTGGCAGTCCTGTCTGGCTGTCGGGCGGTTGCGATGTGTCGAAAATTATAACGTCCGTTTCGCTCTGGCTGTTCTGCTCGTGCAGGGTGGTAAGCCTCTTGCTTATCTCCACCCTCACCATGCTGTCGAGCCGCTGCTGGTAGTCGTTATTTTCCTGCGTTGTCGCTCTCTGTTCCGTTGTCGCGCTCTTCGAGCTTCTGCAACTGGCGAGAAACGGGGCAATTATCAGCGTGAGCACAAGAAGGAATTTTCTCCACTGCTTTTCTGAATTTATCCACGTCACGGCGTAAACTGTTTATTTCTTTTTTAAGCGGCGTAACAATACCCTCGACCAAAATGTCGTTTGCCTTGCGCACGTTCTCCAGTTCACTGTCTTTCACGCCAGCGAGTTTTTTCTGTACCTCCGCCCGCAGGCTGTCGATTTCCGTCTTGTACTTCTGGCTTTGCAGCTTTGCGCCGAGCCATGCGCCCAGCGGTGCGCTAATGGTTGCCGTAAGCGAAGACACGATAAGGGTAATTATTTCGCTGCTCATTCATTTTTATTGTTTTATTCCTATCTCTTTGAGCCATGCCGCCACGTCAAACGATGGGCACGCTTTGGCCTTGTTTAGTTGATGGTGTCCGACGATCAATACTTTGGGGTGCTTCTTGTGGAAGTCCAGGACATAACGCTTCAAGGCTGCTTTCTGTGCCTCTGTACGGGTGTCCTGCGGGGTCTTGCCGTCGGCTGCGCAGCCTCCAGCATACACAACGTGTCGGCTTACCGAATTGAAGCCTGCCGCCCCGTTGGTTATCTCCCAGCTGTCCACCCACTCGTCCTCGTTGTTGGCCACGAGCCGCTCCACACTGCCGTCCAAATGGAAAAGGTCGGTATATCCTACCTGTTTCCACCCGCGACCCACAGGCGGCGGCGAGGTGTGCCAGCGGCGTATTTCCGCTGCCGTCACCTCACGGCCTGCCTTTGTGGCTGTGCAGTGAATGACTAAATACTTCTGTTTCTGTGCCATTCAGTTAGCGGGGATTTATTGTTAGGATGCCTTTGCACTCACCACGGCTGCACGGGTGCAGTCGCCTTTGAGTGGCAGGGCGATATTCCATTTGCGGAAGTTTACGAGGTTGCGGTGGTAGAGCGGGTCGTTCGCCGCGTCCTGATGGTAGAACTGCACCGAGCCGTTTGCTTTCATCATGTTGTTTACACGGAAAGCGACCGATGCCTGCATGTCCGTGGCTGCTGGTGCCTTGCCAAATACGATTTTGTTCAGCGTGGTGGCATTGTAGTAAGGGCATTTGTTGTACTCGTAGATGTCGAAGCCGTACAAACGGGTGATTTTACCCTCCGTGTCATTGATGTTGTAATGCTCCGCGTAGTTCTTCGAGGTCTCCAGCAAGTCATTGCTGTGGTCGGGGCAAAGCACGAGAACACGGCCGTCCTGTGGCATTTTCATATTGTCACACTGGCGTTTCAGTTCGATGAGGTCGGCTACTGTGAACTTCTTTCTGCCGTTCACAGCCTCGCCCGTGGTGGTGATAACAGGGGTTTTCTTTTCCTTGTTGCCGTCAGGTGCATAGGCATGAATGGCCTTTTCCCATGTAGTCTCCTTTAAGGCTTCACGGTGACGCTCCAGCACACTGCCCATTTTGTCGTAACTTACGGCATGAAGCTCGTCGTCGGTCACGGGGGTGGCCTCTGTGTCGAAACGGTCGAGGCTCACGGGTTTGTCTGCGTCGTCCAGTTTGGTGATGTTGAGCGGGTAGGTCTTGTTATTGACCAACACAGCAGGGTCACCGCCGATTTCCGTAAAGTGGATAACGTCTTGGTTCACATACTGGTCGTATGAGCGTACACGGTCATACCAGCCTACCGCTGTGGGTGGCGTGCGGAATGCCTTAATCATTTCGCCTATCCACACCTCTGTAAGCACGCCAGCGCGTGCCACGTTCTTGGGAAGATGGGGAAGCAGGAAAATAGCCACAAGGTTGGCTACCACTGCGCCCTTCCATGCCGAGAAGCCGAATATTGCGGCGATGGCCGCACCTACGGCTGCATTAACCAGTAAGGCCACCAACACGGTGGTTGCTACTGTAAGGAATTGTAATGTCTTGAACTTCATTTGCTTGTTTATTTGCTGTTTAATATGGTGTTTAATGCTGTTTACTGCACCTTTCAGTCTTCCAGTTTCGGGCAGTCGATGCCGTACTCTGCCTTGTAAAGGCGCATATACTCGTTTGGGTTGTCCTTGCGCAGCTTGCTCACTTTGTCGGCTGGCACCTCCGAGAGCTTGGCAAAGGTCGCCTGCTCAGGCTGGCCTTGTGGCGCGTCCTTGGTGGTGTCTATCACGTCGGTAGGCTTGCGCGCGGGCTGCATAAGCTCAAGCGTCTGGCGTAGAGCGTCCGCGCCTGATGTCTTGCCCAGATTGATAAAAAACTCCTTGCGGTCGGCTGTAATGCGTCTTTCAGTAATTGCTGCGTCCACCTGTGCCGTGATGGCGGCGAGGGTGAGCGTTTCCGCATTGTCGGCCTTTGACTTCAACGCCGTAACAGCGGCGTGTACCTGCTCCTCCGTTGCGGTCTCAGCCAAGCCGAGGAGCAAAAATGTTTCTTTCTTCATGTTTTTACTGTTTGTATTTTCGTTTGACTGTGCCGCAGCCTCTGGCCTTGGCGTTTCTTCTGGCTTTGAGAGCTTCACCAGCGGCAAAAGGTCGCAGTCCTGACCTGCCGCCAGTTCCAGCAGTTTGCCGCCGCCGTAGAGTTTCAGGGCTTCATCGTTTGCGCCTATGTCCACGATGCTGACCTCCACAAGTTTTGAGGCGGTGGCGGTGGCGCGTGTCTGACCTTGCACGAGCATGGACGGGTCGGTGCTGTACTCCAGTATTTCGATGCCTGCCGAACACATGTTCAGATAGCCGTCCTCCCATTTTGTCGCTATTTTCTTGGCGAACTCGTCTTTTTCGTCAAACTTCGGTGTGCCTATCAGGCGGTCGCCGTCCACACGCAGGTTTTCCATTCTGCCGATGGGCATGTTGTCACCGCCGCGGCGGTGCATCCACAGCAGAACGGGGTTTCTGCAATATTGCGAGGTGTCCAGCCCTGCCGTCATTACACGGCTGCCGTAGCTGTTCAGCCCGCTGGTGCTTATTACTACTTCTTTTGGCATTGTATATTTGTTTTGCTTTGTTCTACTTAAATAAGGCGGCGGACTTCACAGCTGGCCGCCTTTGAAATTCGTACTCCTGAAAAAAATCAATCCAATAACCTTAAAAATCTACTATATGACAAAAACTAATCCTATGTGTTGCGGTGGCAGGACTCGAACCTGCAACCTTTGGGGAATGAACCCAACGAGCTGCCATTGCTCTACACCGCGATGTAACACGCTGGCAAAAGTCGCAAAATCCGTCCGCCGCCACAAAAAGAGTGTCGAAGTTTGACACTCTTTTTTCATTTCAGCCCGAAAATGGGGACTTTTGCACTCGTATTACGCCGATAACCACCTCTTTGGCGGTGTGTCGGCGTTTCGTTTTATGTATCACGCTAAAAGCAATAAACTTATGAATGAGTACAAAGAAAGAACTTGAGGACAAGAAAGACTACGCCCGACTCCTCTACATGCAGGGCGAACAGCAGAAGACCATTGCCGAAAAGGCGGGGGTCTCGCCTCAGACCGTCACAAAGTGGGTAAATACTGGCAACTGGTCAGAACAACGCGCCGCGCAGAATATCACACGCCCCGAACTTGTTAATAAGCTGCTGCGCACGGTCGACAAGATGATAGAGGCGGTAAATACCAGCGAAGACCCAGACGCGGCCAACGGCTTGGGCGACAAGCTGGCAAAGTTCGCCGCTACAATAGAAAAGCTCGACAAGCACACCAGCATCGTGGATGTTATCGAGGTGTTTATGGCTTTCGGTAAATGGCTGCAATATCAGGCGCAGTTCGACGAGGACATTACGCCCGAACTGTTGAAGACAATAAACAAGTACCACAACCAATATATAAACTACCTCATGCAGAACAAACTAATTAAGTAGCCATGCCAAATTACGACAAACTTACGCCGAAAGAGGCGTTACAGCAGTGGAAGGCGCATTGCGAGACAGTGCAGGAAGCCACCACCGTGGATGCACACGAGACGGACGCGCAGAAGAAACAGCGCATTAAACGCCTGCTTTCAGATTATGGCGCGTTTGTCGACTATTACTTCCCGCACTACACCACCAACCCGCAGACGGGCAGACAAACTCCCTGCGCCCCGTTCCACCTCAAAGCGGCAAAGCAAATCATTTCAGACCGAAATGTAAAGGCGGTTTTCAAATGGCATAGAGGCGCGGCAAAATCCACGCATTTGGACATTTTCATCCCTATGTGGCTAAAGGCGCAGATTTACGGCGGTGCAGAGCTTCGCCAGTTTTGGGTCATGGTCTTGGTGGGAAAGTCTCAGGACAACGCAAATACGCTGCTGGCCGACTTGCAGGCGGAATTGCAATACAACAAGCGGTATGCCGCCGACTTCGGCGAACAGTATAACAACGGCACATGGGAGGAGGGTTCTTTCGTCACAAAAGACGGTACGGCCTTTTTCGCCCGTGGTCGTGGACAGTCGCCCCGTGGTCTTCGTTATCGCTCCCACCGTCCTGACTACATTGTCATTGACGACTTGGACGATGACGAGCTTTGCGAAAATCCTGCCCGTGTGTCACGCCTCACCGATTGGGTTAAAGAAGCTCTTTTCGGTGCTCTGGATGGTGGCCGTGGTCGCTTCATCATGGTGGGCAACCTCATAGCAAAGAACTCCGTACTGGCTAACATTTGTGCCATTAAGTCCGTAAAGGTCTCGCAGGTCGATATTCTGGACAGGGAGGGGCGTGTGTCATGGGCGGCGAAGTGGACACGCGAAGAGGTGCAGGCCATTGAGGATTTCGAGGGCTACCGCTCCTTTCAGAAAGAGTACATGAACAACCCGATTGTCGAGGGTGCCGTCTTCCGTCAGGACTGGATAAAGTGGGCAAAGCGGCCTGCATGGCGCGACTTTGCCGAGATTGTGCTCTATATCGACCCCGCATGGAAGTCCACAGCAAAGAACGACTACAAAGCCGCCAAACTTTGGGGCAAAGACAAGAAGACACGCCTCTGGCACCTCCGTGCCTTCGTCCGTCAAACCACCCTCAGCGAGATGGTACGATGGTGTTACGACCTCTACGAATGGGCACAGCGCGAAGGAATTGCCATAAAATTTTATATGGAGGCAAGCTTCATGCAGGACAAACAGCTCGAAGACTTCGCCACAGAAGGAATGTTACGAGGATATCAGCTCCCAATTTTGGGCGACAAACGAAAAAAGCCCGACAAGTTCCAGCGCATTGAGAGCGTCGCACCACTTTGGGAGCGTGGCTTTGTCTTTTACGACGAGATCCAAAAGGACGACCCCGACATGGTGCGTGCCGTCGACTTCACACTGGCTTTTCAAAAGGGTATGCGCGGCCACGATGATGCCCCCGACTCAGACGAGGGTGCCATCTATCTGCTCCAAAAACATTCGAGCATTTCAAGTTTCACGCCGTCTTTCGGCAAACGTCGGTCGGCTAAAAATATAACATGGTAATGAATAAAGTAAAGCATTTTATCCGCGCCGTGGTCTTTGACCTCCGCGCACGTCGAGCCATTCGTAAGGCTCAGCGCAGTGCAAACCTGCACCGCCGCAAATTCTTGGTGCTTGTATGGAACGGACGTCCGCGTGTCGTTTCCATGCAGGGTGTTAAAAAGCTGATACGTCAGCACCGTTTTTCAAAAGGTTTCACCGCAGAGACGGCACGAAAGGTTGCCATGTTCGAGGCTGTGCCGCAGCCATTGGACAAGTGCCGCCGCTGTTCTTTTTCTTTCCGTAAGCGCAATGTTTCTAAACGATGATGATTACAAGGCGGTGTGCGATGATTTCGAGTTTGAGACGTTGCAGGCCAACACCGACCTCAGACTGACCGCCGAGCGTGCGGCACAGGAACAGATAAGCAGCTACACGCGCCACCGTTACGATATGGCGCGGGCGTTCCGTCAGACTGGTGCAGACCGCAACCCGCAGCTGGTGCAGTGCTGTGTCAATATAGCCCTGTGGCTAATGGTTCACCGCCTGCCGCAGAATATGGGCATAGAGCGGCGCGAAAGCCTGTATAACGAGAGTATAAAGTGGCTGCGTGACGTGCAAGCGTCGAAAGCCTCGCCCGACTTCCCTACCTATATGGGCATTGACGGCGACACAGACGCTAACAACCCTGTAAAATGGGGAAGCCAGAAGAAGACGCGTCCTACTTGGTAAACAGATTAAACGCCGTTTAATGGGCTTTCAAAGGCTCATTAAACGGCGTTGAACACTTTATTTAACAGCATTAAAGCAATGGATTTTTTAAGCAGAATTAAAACGGCCTATGCCGCCGTAACGGGCGAGCAGATATATTCACGCTACGACATGCAGCGGTTCGCAAAGTTTGCACGTTCAAAGCAGGGCTTGCGCCTTACTGCGCAGCTCTTGCAGCAGACCGACACGCTCACGAAAAAGGATGTGGGCATGTGGAGGCAGGCATGGCAGATGGCCATAAATGTAGATAACCCGCAGCGCGCCCTGCTCTACGACATTTACACGGACAACCTAATTGACCTGCACCTACAGGGCTGTATTTCGCAGCGTGTGGGAATGGTCAAGCGCAACAAGTACCGACTTGTGGGAAAAGACGGCAAAGAAGACGAAAAGGCCACCGACCTGCTCCGCAAGGAATGGTTCGACGACTATTGTACGCACGTCCTCTTTTCACGCTATTGGGGACACTCACTTATACAGTTCGGCGATGTGGTCAAGACTTCCGACGGCATGAAGTTCGACGGCGTGGAACTTGTGTCGCGCAAACACGTATGCCCTGAGCATGGCGTGCTGCTCAAAACAGTAGGCGAAGACTGGCACTGTGGCATTCCATACCGAGAGGGCGAGTTCTCACAGTGGTGTCTGGAAGCAGGCGGCAAAACCGACCTTGGTCTCCTCCTTTCATGCTCGCCCCAGTGTATCAGCAAACGCAATATGCTTGGATTTTGGGACATGTTCGGCGAAATATTCGGTGCGCCCATGCGTATAGCCAAAGCCACTACGACCGACGACAAAGAACGTGCGAAAATCGAGAATGCGCTGGAAAACATGGGGTCTGCCTTTTGGGGACTGTTCCCAGACGGCACGGATATAGAGATAAAGGAAACAAGCCGCGGTGATGCCTACAACGTCTTCGACCGACGCATTGACCGCTGTAACTCCGAAATGTCTAAGGGTATCCTCAACCAGACCATGACCATAGACAGTGGCAGTAGCCTTTCTCAGTCTGAAACTCACCTCGAAGTCTTCGAGAATGTGGTGGAAGACGACAAGACCATGCTGGCATACAACATTAACGACAAGCTGATGCCGTTCATGCTCATGCACGGTTTCCCCGTGGGCGGCTTACGCTTTGAGTGGGACGATGCAGCCAGTTTCTCGCCTGCCGAGCAAAGGGAAATAGAACGCCTCCTGCTGGAATACTACGAGATAGACCCGCAGTATTTCATCGACAAATACAATGTGGGTATCACGGGCGTGCGTCAGGCAAAGACGCAGCCAGACAGTTTTTTCAGATAAGCCCCGCGCAGGCCGCAGACCTGCGCAGCTCTTACGGGGCGTTTCACTCTGCACTGCTCCAGCTCTACGAGGACGATGCCCTCACGCTGGCACACGGCGAGGGCGGCGAGGCTCCCGTGTTCGATGCGGCTCTTTTCGACGATGCCGCACAAATGGTATATGACGCTGGCGGCTTTGATGTCTCGCAGCTCACCGACCCACGCGCCCGAAAGGTCATTGACGAGACGACGCGGATAATTAACCGTGCCGTCGATGCTGCCGTGCCGCATGAAGTCCCCGAAACGCTGCGCTATGCGCTTGAAAACAACGGTTTCATCTTCTCTGGCTTGAAAACTTTCCACGCGCTCCGCGAGGTTGGGCTTTCCATGCTCGACGACCAGGGGAACGTGAAGCCTTTCGACGACTTCCGTAAAGACGTGCAGCAGATTAACAAGAACTATAATGTAAACTGGCTTAATGCTGAGTATAAGCACGCCCTTGGCTCTTCACTCATGGCAGTTAAGTGGAACGACCTGAAACAGGACACCGACCGCTATTTTCTCCAGTACCGCACGGCGCAGGACTCCCGTGTACGTCCAGACCATGCGGCTCTCGACGGCATTACGCTCCCTGCCGACGACCCGTTCTGGTCTAAATACTACCCGCCTAACGGTTGGGGCTGCCGTTGTCAGGCGGTGCAGGTGCGCCGCTCCAAATACCAGCCTTCCGACCCGAAAGAGGCCATGAAGTTAGGCGACGAGGCCACCGAAACGCTCAAACAACAGATGTTCCGCTACAACGCTGGCACTGAAATGGCACTCTTTCCACCCAAGCACCCTTATTATAAGGCACCAGCAAAGGCAAAGAAAGTCATTAAGCAAATGAGCGAGGAAGAGCAAAAGGCCAAACGTGTGGCGGAACTTCGCGCACAGCTGCCTGATAACTTGACGGATGAAGAAAAAGATGCAAAGGCTCTGAATAACTACGAAATGGCCGAAGATTTGGGCGTAAAGTTGGGAAAGCCTATGCCTGTGGAAAAAGCCGACCAGCAGAGCGCAAATCCAAAACACGTCGAAAAGTTCCTGCCAGACCCAAAGGGCAATTATTACGACCGAAAAACTGGCGAGCGTTTTATACTAAACCCTAAATATAAGCCCTCAGATGAACAATATAGCATAAACTGCGCCACTTGTGCGCCTACTTATGCACTTCGACTTATGGGCTTTGACTTAAAGGCTAAAGGCAGGGTTGACGGCTCAGGTTCTCTTAACGACCAAGTGGCATATAACAAAAGCTTTGAAATGTGGAAAAACGCCGATGGTTCAGTGGCAGTGCCTACTCTTACGCTTGACTGGATGAATAACAAAAAATATAAAACAATGACAGAAAAGCGTTATAGGGAACATTTCGACGAGTGTTGCAAGGAAGAGGGAGTGTATGTTCTTACTATAGGATGGCGAGGCGGTGGCGGTCACGCCACCATTTTGCAGCGTTTTGCCGATGGCACGCTGGCATATATTGAGCCGCAGGCTTATGATGCCAAACAGGGGGCAAGAAGAAGTATAGACGAACTTTGCAAAAAAGGTGCTACAAAACCGTATTACAAACGAGGAATACTGAGAGTCGACAACAAAATATTCGATAAAAAATACCTGTCACTCTTTGACAAATAGGTCGATAATGTCCAAAGCTCTGAAGTCGTTAAAGGTCATAACAACCCCGTCAGCGTATTGGTAAACAAACGGAAAGCCTGTGTTGGCATCTTCGGGAAAATCAAATTTATAATATTCCGCACCGTTTTCTGTACCCAAATAGCTGATGTGTTCGCCGTATATCTTACTAAGATAAGCGGCCTCCTGTTTAACTGCTTGTGGTATTATATGCTTCATGCCACAAAGATACGTTCTTTTACTCATAGTTCAATAAGTTATTAACAATAATTTCAACAATATGCCAAATATTCCAGACGGCAAACAGCTTGAAGCCAACATTCTAAAGGATATGCGTGTGGAACTTGCCGACGAGTTCGACAAGAACTTCCAGCGCAAAGCCTTTTTTACCGACGCATGGAAGCCGCGCAAAGACCCGAAAGCTCTTGGCTCTCTCCTTGTGGTTACGGGTGCGATGCGGCGAAGCATCAAAAGCGAGGTTGTCGGCCATGGCGTGCGCTTTTCTTCTTCGCTGCCCTACACAACGATCCATAACGAGGGCGGCAAAGGCACGCTCACGGTTAGGACGCATTACCGCACAAGCAAGAAAGGAAAACGCTATAAGGTTCGCGCCCATAAACGCCGTTTTAACATGCCGCAGCGTCAGTTCATAGGCGACGGTAAAGAAACGCAGCAGCTCATTAAAAACGTGATAGACGACAACCTTCAGCAGTTCAGCATGTCACTTGCACAATTCATAAGAAAAAGAAAATGAGAAAACAGATTTTTAAGGCTATAGCAAAGCGTATCGCCGAGCGTTGCCCCGACATTAAGTTCATAGACCTGTGGAACGAACATGTGGTCGAAGTCGCCACCTCCGTACCGTGGCCGCTCCCTGCCGTCTTTATTGAGTTCGAGCCATACGAGGTGCGCCAGCTCTCGCGATGGCAGAGAGAGGCCGACATTCCCGTGCGCCTCCATATTGTCACACGCTGGCAGGCTTACACCGCTGGCGCAGCCGACAAGCGCATTGACACAGCCCTTCAGTATTTCGGCCTTATCGACCGCGTGAACGCTGCCATGCAGGGACTGAGCGGCACTGGCTTCACGGCCTTTCAGCTCACCGCCAGCGCGACAAACCACAACCACGGCGAACTGATGGAGAACATAGAACGATGGCAAACCCGCGCAGTGGATGCCACAGCAGAGCGTCCGCAGCAAAGTGTCATGCTTTCGACCATGGAGATTATAGACCGCGTATAGACACACGAAAGGCTGCACCCCATTTCTGGCGGTGCAGCCTTTTGTGTCATTTGCCGTACACTGGCATATCGTCCCAAAATTCAAAGAGCGACTGCTCCAGTGCAGTGGGTGGCGGGGGCGGCGGTGTCGGTATGTCCAGATAACTGAGGAACGTGCGGTAACTCATAGGGTACAACGGGCACACATATCGCTGCCACACCGCCTTGTAACATTTGCTGTTGTTGCCTGCTTCATAGTAGCGGTCAACTATCGCACGCACTTTTCTGATGCGCTCAAGTGTTGATTTGTGGTGTTTTCTTTGCATTGCCCGAAACAATTTGTTACCTTTGCCGACGCTTTATTAACAAATTCGGGGCGTGTTGCTTTTGTCTTCTTTCGGGAATGCATAGGTAGCACGCTTATTTTTTTACTTCTGCCTCTTCCTCTCCGTCGGTGTCCGCGTCTGTCACGCTCAGCGGTATAATGTGCCACTGTCCCTTCTTATCTTTGTATTCGGCACGGATGAACTGGCGTGTCATGGTGGGCTGGTATGCCTCCTCGATGATTTTAACACCCTCCATGAACTTGTCGTCGTTGCTCTCCTCTGCCATTTTCCGAAGTTGCAGCACGCGGCTGGCTTTAAGGTTGCCCATACCGTCACGGCTCAGCAGGCGCATGATGGCGGACACGAGGCTCTTTGTCTTCTCGTCTGTGGCGAGGCTTTCGATATACTGCTTCACCATGGCGATGCCGTCCTCCACCGTGTCGCGGTAGCCGTCTATGCAGTTGTAGCCCAATGTCAGGCGCATGTTGCCGTCCGAATGGGTGAAGGTGTGTGTGCGCTGTGTGTCCTTGGTTATGCCCAGCACGTTGCTCTTGATGTCGAGCACCTGCGCAAAGTTCTGGTACACCTTGGATTTTACCACCTTGATGTTGTCGCTCAGACGGCGCAGCTCTGGTATGGCTGCCGCCACCTCCTCGTCCACCATTTTGGCATAAGTCTCGCGGTCAGCCTTGCGCTGTGCGGCTTCTGCCTCTTTCTTCTGCTTGGCCTGAAAAGCGGCAAACGCTTCGGCCTGTTCTGCGGTCATTTCGACCTTTACTTTCTTTTCGTTTTCCATTGTTCTAAATACTGTTTAATGGGTTATTAAATGCTGTTTATTCGTCACTTTCATGCCAGTTGGCAACCTCTGCCTGATAGTCCGCCCATTCCGCCAGCTGCCGCATAAACTCCTCGTATTCCGTACCGCTCATTTCCACGGTCAGCTCACGGATGGCGTGTTGGGCTTTCTCCAGCTCCTTGCTCATAGCAGTTTCACTTGCTTTATTTCGTCCGTAGCATGCTCAAAGTCGCCGAGCAGCGCATAACCCGCTGCCTTGCAGACCATGCCCACAGCTATGATGATAATGCCAGTAATGGCAAACGGCGCATACACCAGCGCAATGCCCAAACACTTAAAATACTTTTTCATCCTATCTTGTCGTTTAGATGTTATACAATGCCATGATTAAACCCACTTGAAGCAGCTGCCCGACGATGCCGCCCAATAACGTGGCGGCGATGTCCAGCCAGTCAAACTGCCCGCCGTACGTTTTGTCCTTGAACTCCATGCCGACTGCCAAACCCAGCACAAACAGCTCCGTTCCTACGAAGCCGCACGGTATCGCATAAGCGAAGTGCTTCATTCTGTTACTTTCCTTTAACCACATAAACCTTGTTTTTTTAAGTTCGTTATATATGTTTCCTTATGCCTCGCCCTGCGGCGAAAAACCGAACACACTGCCCATATCCACCACAGCCGTGTCCTGTTCTGCCGCGATGATGTCCACCGCCTCGCTGTCTTTCACCTTGTTGTTAAACAGCCCTATGAGGTTGCGCAGCCTTTCGCGCGGTATCTTGTTGAAGTCCGTGTGACCTGTCGCTCTGCACGCTATCGCCTTTATCACCGTGGCGTTGCTCTTGCGTCCTGTCTTTCTCAGGTAGCTGCCCACGGCGGCCATAACGCGCTTGCGCAGTTTGTCCATGTCGCCCGTTCCCTGCTTCTCGTTGGCCTGTGCCGAGAGCTTCGCGCAGATGTTTACAAGGTCGTGTGTGTCTATGTCCCTGCTGCTTTCCACACCGTAGCTCTCTGCAATGGCGGACTTTTCCTCTGCGCTCAGTCCGAGCACAGTGCAGAGGGTGTGGTATTTCTTGAGCAGCCCTCTGTGTATTTCGTCCATTGTCTTGTTCTCTTTTGCCATAGCTTTATTTGTTTGTTATATTTGCCCAGTATTCTGCCGCGCCTTGCTCCCAGATGATGAAGTCCGCGCCGCCCTCCTTTTTCTCTGCCACCTCATAGCGGGTGGTGGTAAACGCCTTGTAGCCCTCCACTCTTATTTTTATATCTGCATCATAGCGCAGGTTCTGTGCGAGGCTGCCTTTCGGTTCGCCCTTGCGCTCGTGGGCTATGAAGATGAACAGCTTGTCGGGGAACTGCTGGCGTAACTTCATGTAGTCGCTCATTTTGAACCCCAGCCAGTAATGCACACTGTCTATTACGATGATGTCGGGGCTTTGCTTCTTCCTCAGCCTCGCCGTCAGGTCTTTCAGGCTCTCTTTGTCCAGCAGGATGATACGTGTGCCCACTTCTTCCATGCCCACGCGCTCCCATGCCTTTTGCAGAGAGAGCGAAAGACCCTGCTCCAGCGAGTTGTATGCCACACGGCGAAAGCGGGTCAGGTATTTGCAAAGCTGCATCACAAACGTGGTCTTTCCGCAACCGCTGCCGCCGTATATCAGCCATTCGCCGCGAAGCTCTGGCCGTCCGAAGCTGGCGAGAAACGCACCGTCGAAGTCGGCCACGTCGAATTTTGCCTGCAAAACATTCTTGTTACTTATCGCCCTTGCCATGTCGTTATAACGGTTTTATGTCCACTTTGGCAGTACCGCCAGTCTGCTGGATGCACCAGCTCGCGAATATCATGCCTTTTGCGTCTTCCTTGCCAAGTTCCATTATCAGCAATGTAAGCCCTTTTGTCTTCGCTCGCCTCACGGTCATAGCTACGGGCGCGTCCCTGTACAGCCATTCGTCCATGATGCGGGGTACTGTCTTTGAGGGCAGTCCTATGGTCACGCGCTGCGGTTTGTTCCAGTCTATCTCCTCGCCGTTCATACCCTGCCCCCTTTCTTGATTGTCCAGCACGCACGTTTCACGCGGCGCAGGTCGTTGTCCGAGTCCTTGATGATTGTGCCGATGTCTGCCGCACTGGTCACGCCGTTGGCTCTGCACACCGCCGCGATGTCCTCGTCGTTCACCACTTGCAGCTTCACGAACTTTCTGCCTATGCGGCTGTAAATCTCTTGGTAGCCCCTGCGGTTGAACCTTACGCCGCGTGTTATGCGCTTTTCCAGAAAGTTGGTGGCGCAAAGCACCAGACCGCACTGTCCTTCCAGCTGGTTGTACAGCGATATGAAAAAATAGAGCACTTGGTCGCTCAGCTTGTCGGCCTCGTCCAGCACCAAAAGCGGCTTTTCCACCGTTTGCAGCTCTTCCACGATGGCGTCCATTTGCTCGCTCACCGTTCCTGCCATGTCCTTGCCCAACGCACGCAGCAGCTTGGCGATAAACGTGCGCCTGTTCCAGTACTCTGAGCAGCAGAGGTGATAAGTGGCGGGATGCTGTGCCGTGTACTGCTTTATGGCCTCAGTCTTGCCGCAGCCTGCCTCACCTGTCACGGCCATGGCGAGGCTCTCGTTCTTCGCACTCTCCAGTATGAAGCCCATACGCTCAAAACCTCTGGTCGCCACCGTTACCCATGCCGTGCCGTCGTGGCCTGTCTGTGCCGCGATGCTGCGCCACATGTCGTCGCTTATTGTGTCCCAGTCATTGTTCAGCACCTTGCTCAGCGTGGCAGAGCTGATGCCCATGCTCTTTGCGGCTTTGTTCTGACTGCCTTTCTGTGCGCAGTAACTTTTAAGGCGTTCTGCTATCTGTACCTTTTCGTCTTTTGTCATGTTGTATGCTTTTTATTCGTTATTTACTTGATGTTTAGAAAATGGAGTAGTCGTTCACTTCCTCCTGCTTCGGTGTAGGAGCAGGTGTGGGTGCCGTCACTTCCACCGCCTTTGCGTCCTCTATGCCCAGCCGCTTGCGCTCTCTTGGTAGTTTGTGCTGCCCTCTGCTGTCGCAAAGGCAAAAGCGGTTCAGCACGTTGCCCAGCCGTGGGTTGTCCTTTATCAGCTCCTCAGTCGTGTGGAATGTTTCGGCCAGTCTGTCCGTCACGTGTTCTTCCAGTCGGTCGTTGAAGTCATGCACCTTTTGCAGTTCCAGCGCGTCGCCTGCCGTGCGGTCGGCCAAAGCCATAGGCTGCACATACTTTTCTGTAAGCATATAGCGCAGCGTTCCGTCCTCGTTCACCGCCAACACCTCGCCCAAGTCGTTGGGGTCGTACAGCACACGCCACTTTTCGCCAGCGTGCTGCCTGAATGTCAGGTCGAATGTGTCATACTCTCGTTTCAGTCCCAGCAGCGTAGGGCGCAACCCACCGCCACAAATGGCGTTTGTCTGTCCCGTCGTGTCGCCGAAGTAAAGCAGGTAGTTTTCTTTCGTCAGCGGTAGCCGTCTTTCTGTGGGCAGTTTGCTCAGCAGATCCATCATCTGCGCATGTTTCTTCTGTCGCTCTGCCGCAATCATGGCGTGGATTTGTGCCCTCACGCCCTGCTCGTCGGGGAACGTATGGCGCAGCATGTTCAGAGCCTCGCTGTTCGGCTGTCGCTTGGGGTCTGTCGTTACGCCGTAGCCGCTCCAGTTGTTGCACCGCTTGCAATACGTTTTGTTCAGATACCCGAAATAAGGTTCCACCACTTTGGCCTTCGCATTCTTCACCCTCGCAGGGGTCAGCTTGTCGCTCATGGCCAAATACAGCGGTGTCATGGCCTTTATGCCGTAGTGGTCGCATTGCAGCTGGTTTGCCCTCAGCATCTGCCCTGCCAGCTCCGCGCTGTGCTGTGCGGCGTTGCGCAGTGCCTCAGTTATCAGCGCAGGGGTCTCGTGCGTGCCTATGGCGTAGCCTATGGGGTAGTCGCAGCAGGGGTCGAGCACCACTTCCAGACACAGGCGGTTTGAGTAGGTCGTCACGTGGTGGCCTTGCGCGTCTTCCTTTACGGTCTGGTAGAGCAGCTCGCAGTCCCAGCCGTCCAGCGTCCACATAAGGAACGCCGCGCTTGGTCTTCTGCGCTTCACCTGCATGCTCCTTTCATTTCTGAAATTCGTTGCGCCGCGTCTGCCAGCTGCCGTCACAAGGTCGAGTTTTTCTTTCCACACGCCCACCGTGCTGGCGGTTATCGCTGCCCAGCCCTGCATTTCTGCCACCTTGTTGTAATATTCGGCTATCATCACATTGTCAAGGTTGTTGTGGTGGGCTATCATCTGTGTAAGCACTGCCTCCTGCTGAACGTCGGCCACCTTGGCGGCGTTCGAGTTCTGAAACTTCTTGCTGATGAACACCACAGCACCCTGCTTCTGGTATTCGTTGAACTTCATGTGCAGTCGCCTCGCGTTCTGTGGCAGGCTGTTCGGCCATGTGTCCGATATGCGCGGAAGTGCCGCAGCGGCTTTCTTCCAGAACTCGCCCAGCTTTATTTTTGCTTTGCTCTGACGTATGCGGTGGCTGTTCGCCCGCTCTATACACTCTCTGAAAGCGTTCATGATGGCGCAGTTGTTGGCATATTCCGTCTGCTTCTCGTTGCTCAGGTGCCTGCCGTCGGCCAACACATAGTCGGCGTAAAACTGCATGGCCTCGCCGTCGGGTTGCACACTCTCCACAAAGGGTTTGCTTTCGGCCTTTTCCTGCAAGTCGGGGTAGCGTCTGTAAACTTCCGTTTTGTACTTCAAAGGCAGACTATCCACGGCAAACAGCGCAGGAGTACCATTGCAGCCACGACGAACGCGCTCTACCTTACCGCGTTGCGCAAGCTTCAACAAACTGTCATTTGTCATAATGCCAGCCGTCAGCTCTGTGTGGCTTATACATAGCGTGTTACCGTAATACTCCATATTAAAGCCCTCCTGCAAATGTCTGTTCCACGTACAGCTGCTCAATGGTGCAGTGCTTCACCTCACGGCGCACCGTGCCGTCCTTGTCAAACACCTGCACCGTGCCCGTGTGCTTGTCGGCCTCCAGCATTGCGCCGTTCTCAAAATACTGGCGCATATATCCGTCCTTGTCGTGGATGGTCTCCATGGCAGGGGTCAGCAAAAGCAGCACGCCGCCCTTCTGCATGGCAAACTTGCGTATGCGCAGGCTCAGAGGCGTGTCCAGAGCAAAGCTCAATGCACGCCAGATGGCCATGTCCGAACACTTGAAAGCCGCCTTTATCTCCTTGCGCGCTTCCTTTGTTATCTCAATCTGTTTTCTTGTTGCTTCCATTGTTATGGTGTTTTAGTGGTTATTATAAGTTTTCTAATAGGTAGTCACGTTCTGCCTCGCTCAGCTTGAAGCCTTCTTTCACGTCGATGCACACGGCTTCCTTCATGCCCACCAGCGCAATGGCTTCCTCTTTCATATCCTCGTCGTTGTGCTCGTTGGCACCATTCAGCAGCACAAAAGCAGCATCCCTCGCCCTTTCTTCCGCCTCGTCCAGTTTCTTCTTCCAGTGGTCACGCCATTTCGTCAGCTCCTGCACACTCTTCACAAGCTCGCCCACGATGTAGCCGAACTTCTGCTCGTTCCACGCTGCGCAAAACTCCTCTTTGTCCATGTTGTCAATGGCCATGTACACCTTCTCGATTTCGGCATACTCCTCTGCCGTCACTTTCTTGCCCGTCAGGGCTTCAAATTCCTTTTGTAACATTGCTTTATTAACTTTTAATGGTGATTATTCGTGATTTTCGACCTTTTTCACTATCTTTGGCCGCTGTGTTATTACTAACACGGTGCAAAGATAATACGCAAATGCGGAAATACAAAACATTTTCGCATTTATTTTACGCATTTGAGGAAATAATTTGAGATATGAGCATTAACGAACGATTTAGCCAGATAATAACCGCCCTATTCAATGGTAATAAGAGCGCATTTGCTTCTACAATAGGTGTAACGCCGTCTGTAGTTGATAATATAGTAGGTAAAAGACAGGGAAAACCGTCTTTTGATGTAGTCGAGAAAGTTTCCGCACTTGCGGAAATAAATATAAATTGGCTTATTACTGGTAAAGGTGATATGCTAAAAGGTTCAGGCGTGGTGGCAGAACCAAGCAAAGACGGCACGGGCATACCACTCATACCAGTAGAGGCAATGGCTGGCTATTTTGCAGGCGAACAAACCGTGCTTTTGCAGGAATGTGACCGCTACGTCGTGCCTGCGTTCAGAAATGCCGACTTTCTTATCCACGTGCGGGGCGACTCCATGATACCCCACTATTATTCTGGCGATATGGTGGCGTGCAAAATGCTTTCGCTTACAGATATTTTCTTTCAGTGGGGCAAAGTCTATGTCATCAACACCGACCAAGGCGCACTTATAAAAAAGGTAGAGCAGGGAACTACCAACGAGAGCATCACGCTGGTGTCAGAGAACGAGAAATACAAACCTTTTGAAATATCACGCCGTGGCATCTATCAGATAGCCATTGTAATAGGTGTTATCCGAGCAGAATAAAAAAAACGAGGCTTATTTCATCATTAAACACCCGTTAAACACTCGCAAACCCCGATAAATAAAGGGTTTGCGCCATTTCTCACCCCGTGCGTTAAATGGTAATTAAAGGGGTGTTTTCTCCGCAAAAAGCCGCTTTTTGAAGCTATAAAAGGATAGTTAGGGGTGTTATTCGCAAACAGAATGTCCTCCCAACTGTCCACCCAATAGTCCTCCCAACACAAAAAAACAAACGAAAAGTGCAGGGAAAAACTGCCGCCACCCTGCACCAAATCACCGCCTTTCTGGCTGCCGTTTAACCACCGATTAAACACTATTCAAACGCCCATTAAACGCCATTCTGCGCCACCGTAGAGCTGCACCCAGTCAAACACCCACCACACGCCCCATGGGCGGCGAGATACAGCCTAAAGCCCCCGTCCTGCACCTCTCTGTCGCTCTCCATACGCCCCAGTTCCCCATTTTAAGCCTCTCTCGCGCCTTTTCTTTCCTCCGCCCTCCAATCTACCGCCCCACACGTCAGGAAAGCCTACAAACGAAAAAAGCGACGAAAAGCAGCCACCTCGCCACCTTTCGTCGCTCTCAGTTCAACCAAATTCAACCCCACGTCGTTCAATCTTCGCCTCGAATTAAACGCTCCACTGAACAGAATTAAACCAAAATTCAACCCACTTCAACCTTTTGCACATTTCGTTTTATCTTCCATCTCCACCCAATCCACACGTAACTCCCTCATTTACAGACATTCCACCTCTTTCAGGTTCAACCCCACATTGTACATTTCGTTTTCATGCCCGTACACACACTCAGACAGTCTTCTATAATTCCTGCCTTACCAGTTCTATGTGGCAAGG